AATTTCTAAGATCATAGTAGATAATCGGACTTCATTTGAACTTTCGAACGGATCACAAATTAAAGCCGCATCAACATCCGGCGATACAGGTCGTTCTGAAGCCCTTTCTTTATTGGTAGTCGATGAGGCTGCTCACGTTGAAAAGCTCGGTGAGTTGTGGGCTGCTCTATATCCCACCCTGTCGACAGGGGGTCGGTGCATTGCGCTTTCGACACCTAATGGTGTTGGTAACTGGTTTCACCAAACGTGCATCGAGGCCGAGACCGGCACCAATGATTTTTATATGACCACGCTGATGTGGGATAGGCATCCAGATCGCGACAAAGCTTGGTTTGAAAAAGAAACCATGAACATGTCTAAGCGCCAGATTGCTCAAGAGCTTCAGTGCAACTTCAACGTTTCTGGCGAGACGGTTATCCATCCTGACGACTTACAGTGGTATCTAGAGAGAGTCGCGTCTCCCGAATACCGCACCGGATTCGATAGGAACTACTGGATCTGGAAGCGATATGACCCCGAGAAGCCTCACCTCATCGTGGCAGACGTTGCGCGAGGCGACGGCAAGGATAATAGCGCTTTCCACATATTTGAACTTGAATCATTGGAGGTTGTTGCCGAGTATGTGGGGAAACCGAACCCCGACGAGTTCGCGGATATCCTATATAATGTGGCTGCGGAGTACGGGAATCCTATGTTGGTTATAGAAAACAACAACATAGGCTACGCAGTACTTAAAAACTTGATAGATAAAGGGTATCCTAACTTATATCATTCTACTAAAGGCGATCATCAATACGTGGACCCTATTACAGCTCAATGGCAAACAAATGCAATCCCCGGGTTTACCACCTCCTCTAAAACGCGGCCCCTTATCGTGGCCAAGATGGAAGAGTTTATGAGAAATAAACTAATTAAAATTAATTCAAACCGACTTCTGGCTGAGATGAAAACATTTATTTGGCACAACGGCCGGCCGGAAGCAATGAGGAGCTATAATGATGATCTGGTTATCTCGTTTGCAATTGGATGCTGGGTCCGCGACACGGTGATCGTAGAGAGCCAAAAGGGTGTAGAGTACAGCAAACAGTTTCTGTCTTCCATCTCGACATCCCACACTACGCTCTCCACTACAATTCCAGGTCAGCGCGAACATAAGATAACTAAAGAAACACAGCAAGGCACCGCCGCGGCAATGTATAATGAACAATACATAGCTTTAATAAAAGGATAACTCATGGCAGCAAAAAAAGGAAACAATACTCGAAATCCTGACTCTCCATTATTTAAGAGACTCACAAGATTATTTTCGGGCCCTATTGTAAATTACCGTGCACAAATCGCACGGCAAGAGCGCCGCAATTCTTTAGATAAATATCGTTATAAATTCCGTTCTTTGAGCGGCCAAGAGTTTAAGCGCGCTAGCGACAACCTCTCTCAGAATTATAATATTTTATCTTCGCATGCAATGCGGAGTCAGAATCGCGGAGAGAGGTATCAAGATTTTGATCAGATGGAGTTTATGCCCGAGATCGCTTCGGCCGTTGATATCTACGCTGATGAGATGACCACCTCGAACGAATACGATAAGCTCCTAACAATCGACTGCCTCAACCTAGAAATTAAAACAATCTTGGAAGCTCTTTTTTATGATGCATTAAACCTTGAGTTTAATTGCTTTGGCTGGGCTCGGTCTATGTGCAAGTATGGAGATTTCTATCTATACCTAGATGTTGATGAACAGATGGGGGTAAAATCGGTTATTGGTTTGCCGGCGCAAGAGATTGAACGGCTAGAGGGACAAGACCCCACAAATCCAAACTATGTGCAGTTCCAGTGGAACGGCGCCGGTATGACTTTTGAGGATTGGCAGGTCGCACACTTCCGGATTCTAGGTAATGATAAATATAGCCCCTACGGCACCTCTGTTTTAGATCCGGGTCGTCGGATTTGGAGACAGCTTGTGCTTTTAGAGGATGCCATGATTGCCTACCGAGTCGTTCGAGCTCCCGAACGTCGGGTTTTCAAAATTGATGTGGGCAACATCCCACCTCAAGATGTTCCTCAATATATGGAAAAGGTTAAAACCGAAATGAAGCGAAACCAAATGATTAACGCCAACACCGGAAGAGTGGATCTGCGCTATAATCCTTTGTCGCTGGAAGAAGATTACTTCATTCCCATGAGAGGGGGCGTGGGGTCGGAGATCACATCTCTCCCCGGCGCCAAGTCTCTTGACGATATCGAAGATGTAAAGTACTTGCGGGATAAGCTCTTCTCAGCCTTGAAGGTCCCTCAGTCTTACCTTACGAATCTTGAGGGAGATAACGAAGATAAAAGCACATTAGCCCAAAAGGATATTCGTTTCGCGCGAACAATCCAAAGGCTACAGCGCGCTTTAATTTCAGAGCTTGAAAAGATTGCGGTGGTACATTTATATACTATAGGTTTCCGTGGCGAAGACCTGGTAAGTTTTAAATTAGCTCTGAATAATCCTTCACGTTTGGCGGAACTCCAGCAACTTGAGTATATGAGAACAAAGTTTGATATTGCTAATGCTGTTCCTGAGGGAGTTTATAGTAAGCGCTGGCTTGCCAAAAATATTTTGGGTCTCTCTGACGAAGAGTTCTTGCGCAATCAGCGTGAAAGTTTTTATGATAAGAAATATCAGCAAGCCCTTGAGGGTGTGGCCGAAGGGGCTGCAGCCGAAGAAATGGGCGGCGGCGGTGGCCTTGGTGGGGACCTTGGGGGCGACCTTGGGGGCGACCTTGGCGGGGGTGAAGACCTCGGCGGCGGAGAAGACCTGGGCGGCGGAGAAGACCTGGGCGGCGGCGATGAATCGGCTCTTTTGACCGCCCCCGCGCGCCGAGAGGATGATCCGAAGCATACAAGCCACTACAAAAAAAGCCGCAAGTATAACAGGAAAGATGGCCGTGCCGACGGCCGCCGGACGAACAATCCAGGCCCCCGACGCAGAAACCTTCGCAGCACCGCTGCTCCCGAAGCTGTTACATATCGCAGCCGCGATAGATCGCGGGTAGGACACTCTGTTGGTCGAGTGGGTCTTCCTGATCTTAGAGCGTTAGTTAGTCTAGAAGAGAATGATGGATCTATTTATAATAAAGATGAGGCATTGCTACTTGAGAACACGGCGGATGTACGTAGACTTATAAGCCAATTAGATAAGAAAGAGGCAGAAAAGGATGAAACATAATAAGAAACGCAATACGGCTTTTATTTATGAGGCGCTCGTAAAAGAGGTCACAAAATCGACGGTGAGTAACAAACACAGGAGAAGTGCGGCCGCTGTGGGAATTCTTAAGAAACATTTTGCAAAAGGAACTACTCTATATACAGAGATGCAACTGTATAACACTATATTAGAAACACGAAATATTCAACCTGCAGTTGCGGAGAGGCTTTTGCAAGAAACTAAAGCTGCGCGAAGCAACGTGAATGACAAAATTTTGTTTGCTGCTCAGTCACAAGTTATCGCCGCCATTAATAAGAGTTTAGGTCAGCATGTTTGGTCTAATTTTGTTCCTAACTTTAAAACGTTGGCTTCTATAAGTTCTATTTTTAATAAAAGATCTTCGGTAAAACAAAAAGTTTTATTTGAACAAGCTCTTGTTGACCATATGTCGCAGAAGTCCTCGGCAACACATCGTAATTTAAAATCAATTGATAATTTAACATATCGATCGTTCATTAAAAAGTTTAACGACAAATACGGCGATCTATTACGGGAGCAAAAAGAGTTGCTCAATCTCTATGTTACAAGTTTTGCAGATGATGGGTTTGAGCTACGGCTCTACCTCAATGAAGAAATATACAGGCTTAAGGGCTTACTTAGTGAAGCGGCCGAAGCCGAGTTGGAACCCCTCATCTCGCAAAAAGTAAATAAAGTTGTGGAGTACCTAGACGGATTTCGTAAGCACGAGCTTACTGAGGCTCGTCTTAACAAGGTTTTACAGACACAAGAATTGGTGCAGGAGCTTACCCTAAATGCTTAAGATTAAGATTGGAGGTCCGCAAGCAACCGTAGAACTCAACGCTCGTAAAGCGCTTGATGGATCTCTGCTTATCATGGATCATAAAAAGATTGATATTGCGGTAATGCCCGAACAAATGAAAGTTGTAACCTTCCCCAAAACGACAGCCACAGAAGATGTTTATGATTATCAGAATCGCCTTTTGGAGATGCTCTCAGATAAAGGCGTTGTAGATCGCAGCAGCATTCAGGGAGGAAATATCTTTCGTTCCTTAGAGGCAGCCCTTTTTTCCAACGAACAAATCAACGCTCTTCAGGCGGCTGTTTTTGTGATTTCTGAATTTATACAGCACGAAGCCGGCACCGAACGCATTGCAGATGAATACGAAAAAGAGCTCGAAGACATGTATACTCACCCCGACGACCAAGATTCTACGGAATACGGAGAAGTCCCGCAATATGCGGAGAAGGGATCTATGCGTCCTGGGTATTATTACTATCCGTTACGCTACCGATATTAAATGGAATTAATATATTTTATACTTGCCGCTTATGGCATGACATTCATTATAATCCACGGCCACATTTTCAATAAGATCCGACCACCTTGCAAGGCATGGGGCGGCTTCGGCCGTTTGTTTCATTGCCATTTATGTATGGGATTTTGGGTTGGGGTGTTTCTTTGGGGCGTAAGTCCATATACTGAACTATTTAGTTTTGGTTCAGGTGCAGTAACCGCGTTTATGTGTGGCTGCATCAGTGCTGGAACTTCGTACTTTTTAAGTATGTTGGTCGAGGATTACGGAATCAGATTCGCTCACAAAGGAGAAGACAAATGAAAAAATGGATGATTCAACCAGTTCGTCGTTGCTGCTCCGGCAGTTGACTACTTTAAAGGAATAAGATAATGGCACGCAGAAAGAACGTAAAAAGAATAGATCCAAGATACTTCTTGCACGAGACAGTTAATCGCAACGATGGCTCTGTATTGGAAGAGGTAGCCGGCGTTCATCACTATATCGCCCAAGGGGAAGGATTGAAAGATATGAACGGTGATGTATTGGTTAAACGCGGAGGGTCCTTCGCCGTACAAAAGGGCAAACAACCGGGAAGAATCATGGTGGGCGTAAGACACGGCACCGGAACCGAGTCTTGGTTCGATCGCCCCGTCGACGCGCAAGAGTTAGATAATCATCATCCGAATCCAGGCTATCGACCCCCGCCGCAGCGCGACCCGGCGTATCGAGATCCGGGCCCTTCGGACCGGTGGTGGGAAGCGTAGACAAAAAATAGGTAATACAATGGCCCAACTTCTCCGAGAATATTATGAACTATGCGAAGGCGGCGTCTGTCAGGATCTTCTGACGGAAGCCGAGAAGAACTTCGTTCGTGATGGTGGTATGATGCTTACCGGTAAGCTCCAGGAAGCCGATTGCCAGAACGGCAATGGCCGTGTCTATCCAGCTGCCATTCTTGCGCGAGAAGTAAAGAAGTATGGGGATGTGGTGAATGATAATCGTGCTCTCGGAGAGTTAGATCACCCAGAGTCTTCTATCATTAATCTGGCCAATGTGTCTCACATGATCACCGAGGTGTGGATGGATGGTGCAGATGTCATGGGCAAAGCTAAAGTTCTTAATACACCTTCCGGGCAGATTCTTCGTTCACTCGTCGACTCCGGAGTAAAGATCGGTATCTCCTCTCGTGGGATGGGGTCGGTTACAGAACAGCAGGGCAAGACGATTGTGGAGGATGACTTCCAATTGATCTGTTTTGATATTGTTTCGGAGCCATCGACCCCGAATGCCTTTATGAGCCTTTCTGAGAACAAGTTAATGAACGAAAACGTGATACGTAAGAACAAGATTGTTAATTTGTTGAATGAAATAATAGGGGAATAAGAACTGTGGCTGCCGACTTAACTGAAAAAGAGATCGTGCGGCTAGCACAAGATTTGGTGCGAGAAGGCTGGCGCGATGCGTTTAAGAAGATGCTCGGCCCTGGCGCTCGGCGCCGAGGAAGGCCCCC